GTAGAGATACTTTTTGGGAGCTAACGGAAAAAGTAAAAGGCAATCTGCATGAGGTTGTATTAAACAAACCTAGAGCTGTTCGTGGATATGTGTACGAAATACTGCCATAAATTAAATGTAATAAAGTGTTGAAAAGTGTTGATAATAAATGTTAGCTGTGTATAATATAGGTATATCAAATAAAAAAGGAAAAACGATATGAAAGAAGTAAAACACATAGTAGTCTGCCCTGACAATGTAACGCTTGGTTTGGGTAAGCCAGAATGGGATATAGTGCTTTGGTTTGCACCAAGGGTGGTAAATGGAAAAATGGTAAACAGTAAACTTTTTTATGATACTGTCGCTACAAAAAGTGAAGCGGTTAAAATTGCAAAAACTTTACACAAAGCAATGCTAACAGCACCAATAACAATAGTTGATGAGAAGGTGGCGTAATGAGAAAGATAAAACATGCATCTAAAAAAGATTACAAGGTTTTTAATTATAAGGGGTTTGATTATTCAAGAATATGGAGCCATTCTAGTCATACAAATCAAGTAGGCGGTATGCGATACTCTGTAGATGTTCCTAAAACTATCGCTTCTTATAACAACGATTCTATAAGAGGCAGAGGCGATTGTGCTACATGGAGTCGCGCACAATGGGCAGTTGAAAACTTGTTTAATTATTTTGAAACTGCAAAAGAAATGAAAGAAGCCCTTGATAGATTTATTGAATACAACCATGAAACATATTTAGAAATATCAAAAGAGGTAAGCAATGGATAGAACAAAAATACCAAAACACTTGCAGTATCTTGATGACAAGACGCTGTTGATTTTAATAGAATTATTTAAAGAGGGAATATAAATATGTCGATGTTTAAAAAGAAAAATGATGCACTGCAAAATGCAAACAAGATGAATGGTGATGAGGTTATAGAAACCTATGCAAGATTAAACCTATATCAGAAGGCAGCCTTGCTTAGATTGTTGGTCCGTGATGTTATCTTCAGTGTAAACAATGAAGAGATTAGCGGGTTAAATTTTACAGATATCAAAGTTGATGGAGCTATAATAGTAGCTAACGAAGAGTAATTATTTTTTTCTTTGTAAATTCTTAATACCAATAGCAAACATGGTTCTTGCCGTGTCATTTGGTAAGTCACGCCAAGCAGCAATAATTAATTTTCTAGGTAGTTTGTGCATACGACCCGGTAAAAAACTTACAGTTAAGTGCAATATTGTATCTATTCTTTGTGGGTCAGAAATTCCATTATCTTTTAAAAACTGTTCTCTTTCTTTATGGGTATTAAGGTTAGATGCCTCGCTGGACCAATACATGTGGTCATCTTCAGGTCTAGTCACTAGGCATCTGAGCTTGAATATTCAGGTTAGGGGAGGTACTAATGATATCCAAGCTCTTCTTCCTACAAGTCTGATAACTTAATCTGTACGATTGAGTTATGCAGATTGAACGGTGTGTAGATGTCAGTTTCCCTACACCTAACTAACATATCCAAAGCTTTTTCATTCATGGCTCTACCATACTCTAAAGCTTCATCACTCATTTCATAAATGGCATAAGGGTAAGGCTGTTGTTTTTGTATGGCTAAGAACTGAAATCTATCTACTTCAGATAGACCTGCTGACAAAGCTGCATCTATGTAAAAGGCAGCCTGCTGATGATAACCAAAGCTTCTTACTGCTTGCTTAAAACCTTTCGGACTTGCATCTCTACATGTTTTTAAATCTATAATTACATTGTTCTGAAGCATATCAAATCGTGCTTTGCACAAATGACCGTAGTAATCAAAGACCACACTTAGCTCAGTCTGATCTTCTTTTCTTGGTCTAAATGCATCTAATATTTCTACACGCTTCTGACAAGCATCATACAGGTCCTGAGTAACAATACTTCTGTCATCAACAGATGCAATGAAATCTTCGTACTCTAGTTTACCTGCTTTGGTTCTTCTGTCTGTTTTAGGAGCTACTACAAATTCATCATGAAATACATGTGGCTCTAAAAATAAACAATGCTGTAATCTACCCTCAACAAAAAAAGAAGCTTCGCTATCAGGCTTATCTTCATATTTCCATGTGTATGGGTCTTTTATAATTGAAGTAAGGTCGTGTGAACGAACAGCTTTCAATTCATTGTATTGTGTAAAAGGCATGTCTGTGTAGACACCTTCTTCTACTATCACATCTTTGTGTGATGGCATTTTTATTACATTACTCATAAGTAAAAAGGCTGCTAAATTTATTACGATTAGGAGTCGTATTAATATGAAAAATTAATAAACTCAGCAGCCAAACTTTTTAGAAGGGTATGTCGTCTTCGCTTAGTTCGCTTTTAGGTGAAGCTTCGTCTGCGTCATCACCTAGCGCTTCTAAAGATGCAAAATCAGCTTGAGCTTTTATAGAATCACGAACGTCTTGATCTCTGTTGCCCTCATTGTTTTTTTTATCTCTTGCTATTATTTCAAATGAATCATCAATCTTGGCTTGCACCCAAGTTGGCAGGTCTACCCAAGCAGTAATCATTTCTTTATCACCTAAAGCATACTCATCAATGTCAAAAGCTATTTGGTCATTAACTGTAGCATTTTTCTGCGCTCCGCCGTCAGGACTATAAACTGATGTAACTTTTGATTTCTCACCTTTAGTTAAGCCAATTTCTAAATCGCATGTAAAACCTAACACACTGGTTAAATCAAATCCTGCTAACTCTTCATCCGTAAATCTTTTTTTACGCCACGCACATAAGTCTTTATACAAGGCTGACTTTTCATTTAATGAAAGCGTGTACTGCTTCATAATTGAAAAAGGTCTGCCGTCTGCCATCTTGCTATCATTAAGTTCCCAATAAACAAATATGCTGTGTCGTTTTTTGGTTTCTCCCTCAAAGGTCTCGTCATGTGTTCCTACATCAATCAACATGTAACATGTTGCATTGTGTGTTCCCACTGGTACTTGTTCGTAGTTCCCACTACCTGATTCACTAATTGTTAGTGCCATAATATCCTCTCTATAAAAATAACTATTAAAGTTCTTGTTTCCTACCATACTATATTGTAAAGTATTGAATAGAACATAATATAGAACTTTAGATGAGAGAGCAAGCATGGGAATAAAAAATATTTCAGATGGTTCCAAGAACATGGATAAACCTCTGACAATGGACGCTATACATAGTTTCCAACAATTCTTAGAAGCGCATGGCTTCGAGACAAAAGAAGAACTACAAGTAAATCCAGTCAAACCGCAACGAGCCTACACCAATGTCAACAACAAGAAAGCGTTATCGGGTTACTACGCTTTCTATGATAATTTTGGCACACCTATTGGTTTCGCCTCTGACTATCGGACAGGACAAACGCATAACTTTAAATTATCAGGACGGAAGTCTACCAAGATTAATTACGAGGCATTGGAGAAATTCAGGCAAGAAACTGAGGACCAGCAAATAGCAGGACATCTGCGAATCTCAGAAAAAGCCAAAACAATTTGGGATGTGGCATCGCCATGTGACTCTCATCCATACTTACTTAGTAAGGATGTCGCATCCCATTCTCTTCGTGAGCATAAGGGTAAGCTCATCATTCCAATCATGGATGAAACAGGAAAGCTGTGGAGCTTACAAACCATACAACAAGATGGACAGAAAAGATTTCTCGCAGGTGGTAAGACTGGTGGTTGTTTTTTTATTATAGGCACAGAGCTTATTAAAGATGCAAAAACTGTAGGCATAGGTGAGGGTTATGCAACTTGCATGACTATATATAAAGAAAAGAATATACCGATGGTGGTTTGTTTTAATGCTGGCAACATGCTCAGTGTATCGCAGAAGCTATCAGAAAAACTTAAAGGCAAAGACTATGTTATCTATGCAGATAACGATGCTAATGAAGTTGGTAAAACTAAAGCAATAGCAGCAGCACAGGTTACTAACGCACAGGTTGTTATGCCTGAGCAAGAAGGCATGGACTTTAACGATCAAATGGCAATCAATGGTGAGCTAATTGAAAAGCGTGTCGATGTGCCTGAGCTGATTGATTATGAAAAATCAATGAACGGCAGAGTCATGGCTACTACTGACAACTATCATGCTTTAATGCAGGCACATGGTATTAATTGTCATTACGATGTAATCAAGAAACGCATTGACATACTTATACCAAACTTTAATCCTATTGCTGATTTAAAAGATGAGGCAATGCTGGTTGAAGTAGAGAATCTTTGTATTAAGAACTTTGTTCCTCATCAAAGAGTTAGAGATGCTATGAAGATAATAGCTAAAGAATTAAATCCTGTAGCAATGTGGATTGACTCTAAGCCTTGGGATGGTGTGAGCCGGGTCAATAATTTCTGTAACACTGTATCAAGTAAGGATGAAGAATTAAAACACATGCTCATGAGGAAATGGTTGCTCAGTTGTGTAGCCTGTGTCTATGAGGTTGGAGGCGTATCACTTGAAGGCTTATTAGTATTTCAAGGAGCGCAGGGTTTAGGTAAGACGCTGTGGTTTAAAAGATTGGCTGACTTTAATAAAGGTTGGTTATTAGAGGGAGCAACGCTTGACCCTAAAGATAAAGACTCAGTTAAAAAAGCAGTGAGTCATTGGATTGTAGAACTGGGTGAGCTTGAGTCTACCTTTAAGAAGGCAGACATTAATCAACTTAAAGCATTTATAACATCACGCTCAGATGAAATGAGGTTGCCATACGATAGGACCTTTACTAATTACCAAAGACGTACAGCCTTCTTTGCTTCAGTAAACGAGCCTGAGTTCTTGATGGATGGTAGTGGTAACAGAAGATTTTGGTGTCTGAAGGTTACAGACATAGACCCACATCATGGCATAGATATGCAACAAGTATGGGCAGAAGTAAAAGCTACTTTGTATGTGCAGGGAGAAAAGAACTGGTATCTAACTAAAGAAGAAAGAGAGATGCTCCAAGAGTCTAACGAAGGATTCAGAACACAAGGTGCGGTAGAAGACTTATTGTTACAACATGTAAACTTTGATGCGCTGGAAAGTGAGAAGCAGGCATGGCAGCTAACGTCAATGCTTAGAGCCTTGGGTATTAGAAATCCAAGAAATATAGATTTCAAGGATGCCAGTAGGGTATTGACTGACCGTGGTATCGAGGCAAGAAAGACTAACGGCAAGAAGGTATATGATGTCGCACTGGTTGACCTAGAGAAACAAGAATCTTTTGATGACTTACCCTTTTAAAGAAGTGTTAATAAGTGTTGTAATACTCTGCCTATTTGCTATACTGGTTGTATATTAAATAAAAGGAGTTAAATAATATGAAAGAACTAACTAAAAACCAACAAGAAGCAGTAAAACTATTAAATAACCATGTTGAGAGTGGAGATTTTTGGGAAGAAGCAGAAACACCTGAACAAGCTACTAATTATATATGGATGCCTGAAGCAATAGAGCTTTTAGCCAAAAATGGTTGGAGCATAAAAAGTGCAGAAGGTACTATAGGTAGCCTAGTGGGTATTGCCATAGAAGAATATGATACTTGTTATAACGATGATACAGCACAAAGAGAAACATTATATGTTGTTCATTGGTTAAACTTAGAAAACATGCAGGAGGTGGCGTAATGAAACCACTACTAATAACAATACTAGAAGAAGCCAAGAAAAATAAGGTGATGTTTAGACATTCAGCTTATGACCATTGGAATAACAATAACCCTGAGGACATATATGACTGGGGTTACGACATACCTTTAGTCATAGAAATGATAAGAGGCTATGATGGTGGCAATGTAGAGTTTATACAAGCCAAGCATGTAAACAAAGATAACAAAAAAATTGTTAATATGAAAAGACTACAAGCTCTTTTAAAACATGCTTATCCTGCTGAACTAAAGAATAACGCACCTATTAGCTATGCATGTGACACTGAGTTTGAACACTATGGCATTACTATTGGTGAGGGTGATATAGAAAATATAACCAGCCTTGATGAGTGTGACGCTGTTGAGTATCTGTTTGACTATGACGCAAGTTTTGAATGGGAGCCTTGGAACATAACACAACACGAAACAGCAATTACAAATGCCACGCAAACTGGTGAGCTTGCAAAGGTCTTTGATATTATAGAGATCGAGAAAAAGTGGTTAAAAGATTTGGTAGACATTATTTATATATAAAAGAGGTGGCGTAATGGTTAAGACTATAGATGTAAATGATTTTAGAAAAGCCTTCCGTGACATGGGTAGAGGTGAGCAGTTCACCTACGAAGGCTTAGGAGTATTGTTCTACCACTTAGAAGAGTGTGAAGAAGAGAATGCCGAACCAATGGAGTTAGATGTCATAGCCCTGTGTTGTGATTACACAGAGTACAAAGACTTCGCTGAATTCAAAAATAACTACGAAGACTACGACACTATCGAAGAGCTAAAAGATAATCAATGTGTATTACCCATATCAGAAAAATCATGTGGAGAGGGTTTTATATTAGCAAATTTTTAAAGGTACTGGTTTTTGCTAGCTACCTCAGCCATGATAGTTGGCACCCCGTGCCTGCTTCGTTGACTTCAACGGAGTAGACGCGATTTTTTTGCATGGTGCAAATAGATGCAGCATGAATACATCGAGAGATGAAGGACATGGTAATGAGACCACAATCAGCAAAACAAAAGGGTAGACTGCTACAGCAGAAGTTCAGGCAGCTACTCATCGACCTACTCGGACTGGATGCAGAAGATTTGGAGAGCAGACCGATGGGTTCCCAAGGTGAGGACATCATCATAGGTAAGCAGTCGAGAGCTGTGTTTCCCTACAGCATTGAGTGCAAGAATCAGGAAGCGTTAAATGTATGGAAGTCCTATGACCAAGCACAAACGAATTGCAAAGGCTATGAGCCACTGCTTGTTATTAAAAGAAACAGGAGTAAGGTCCTTGTGGTCTTGGATGCAGAACATTTCATTAAGTTACACAACAACATGCATACAGATAGTAACTGCTGATGAATTGCTGGCACTGTAAAGAAGAGTTGATATGGGGTAGTGATGATACTTTAGATGACAATGAGGTCTATGACATGGTGACATATTTATCTTGTCCGGGCTGTTTGTCAGATGTCGAGGTGTACTTGCCTAAAGAACAGGGCAGGGCAGGGCATAGTGATTAGATGAACATTAGGTGTTTATGTGTTAAGAGCAAGGTGAAGGGTATGGTGGAGAGAGACCAATACCCTTTGCTTTGCCCTGACCTTGAGACCTTATGGCTAGGCTGTTTAGGTGTGCTATAGGGTATAGGGTATAGTTATATATAATAATAATAGTATATATAGTATAGGCATAGCATATATAGGTATGGATATATATAAGGGTTATAGTGTGAGATGCCCTCTACCCTGCACCCTGTTGGATTAAATTAAAAGGAATTGATATGGCTGAATATAAAAGAAAGAATGGAAAGAAACCACCAAGCACTCCATTGGTCAATAGACCTAGTGCATTTGAGGAAGACCCTGAGTTTCAATTAACTGATATGCAAAATGGATTTGTATGGCATTACGTCAATGACAACTGTACTCAAACCGAAGCTGCAAGAAGAGCAGGCTTTGAGTTTCCTGCCCAAGCTGCAACAAAGTTCTTGAACGGTAAAGACTATCCCAACGTGCTTAAAGCCATAAAGGTTAAGAAGCAAGAGCTTGCTCACAAGTATGCAATCACTCCTGAAAAGACAGCCAAGATGCTATGGAAGATTAGTGAAGAGGCATACGATAAAGGACAGTTCAATGCATCGGTCTCAGCGCTGCGTGAACTTAATGAACTGGCTGGATTGAAGATCAAAAAGACCGAGAGCCTGAACATTACAGCTACCTTGGATAACATGAGCCACAAGGATATTGAAGGCAGACTCAAAGAGATATTCGGTGGCGATATCATAGATGCAAACTATGATGATGTGTGACATCCCAAGACTTCGTTGACAGAGATATATCCTAAAGAAAACCGAGAGGGGGCGTTTTTACTGGGGAATCTTTCATTTCCTGACCAAAATAAAAAAACAACGGCATATCAATAACTTACGACACAATAAAGCAGAGCTATGGCAGGACATTAGTAATTGCCAAGAGTTGCTATGTGTCCACAGTGCTAACATTAGCACTTCTACATGCCCGGTAAGCCTTATAGGTAGGGACTCTATTGGATTCCAAAACCAAGATCGACTTTTATTAAATCATAAGACCCTACCACCAAATATTTCGGGGTGTTGTTGGTAAGACAGCAGTAACTCGGTTACACATATTCTATATTCATTTTTCCAAGTAAGTGTTAATGACAACATAAATGTGTATAATGGTTTTATAAAGGACCCAATTATGAAAATTAACAAAGAAGCATTTAGAGAGTCAGTAGCAGATACCCTGCTTGGCGCATTATTCAATTTCCCTCTCTCTTGGCTGACCATTACAATAGTTCTACTATTCACCCATAACTCGTTTATAATTTCTTTAAGCCAATTAATAGTGTTATCACTTTTGGCTATTATCAGGAGATACTACACAAGAGTATATTTTGATAAAAAAAATAAAAGGAACGGAAAATGAGCATAGAAAAAAAAGATGCTGACATGCAAAAGATAATTGCAGAACTAGAATATACAAATCAAACCTTGCACGAGATAAATAAAAATCTTGCGAATTTGGTTTTACTTCATCAAGTTCAACTGGTTGCCGTTGAAGAAGTATTGCAGCAATCTATAGTCGAAACAGATATCCCTAAAAAGAAAATACATTAATTTCAATATAAGTGTTGACATCAATACTTTATACCCTTATTATAGACACTGTAACAAACAACATATTAGGAGCAACAATATGACAAACTTAGAAATAGCAACAATACAGATGCTAAAAAAAGAATTTAAAAAACTTACTGCCTTGGATATGTCATGTCCCAAGTACAGAAAATTTCATGACAAAGCAGAAAGTCTTGGTTATGAGTGTTATGAACATTTTGACTCTTGCAGAGGAAGAAATGTTCCTAGAATTCAAAAGATAGAGGAGGCTAATAATGGAAACTAGAACTGACGAAAAAACAATTAAGCTGCAAATGCTTAAACACAAACTCAAAGACA